CAAGGCGCCGATCGAGCTGATCGCGCCGCGGGCGTTTGACGGCAAGACACGCTTCGCGAGTCCGTTGGAATTCCTGCTGGCCGTCATGAACGACGCGAGCGCGGACGCGAAGATCCGCGTCGACGCGGCGAAGGCATTGCTGCCGTTCAAGCACCAGCGCCAGGGTGAGGCGCGACAAGATCAGCTTGCGCTGGCACTCGAGTCCGGCGGCACCAAGTGGGATGGCCTGTTGCAATGACCTGGAACACGGCCTGCCCTGACTGGCAGGCGCGGATCCGGGCGGGGCAGTCGCTGTGCCCGACGTTGCCGTTGTTTGAAGAGGGCGCCGCGCGTGGGCTGGCGGTGTTCGACCGGCTGCGGCTGCCGGATGTTCCGGGCAATCCGCAGCTGAGCGAGGCGGCAGGGGATTGGTTCCGCGATGCGGTGCGCGTGCTGTTCGGTTCGTATGACCCGGACCAGGACGTGCGGCACATTCGCGAGCTGTTCCTGATGGTGCCGAAGAAGAGCTCGAAAACGTCCTACGCCGCGGCGATGCTGCTCACGGCTGTACTGGTGTCGCCGCGTCCTCGCGCTGAATACCTGTTCATCGGCCCGACGCAGGAGATCTCCGACCTGGCCTTTCAGCAGGCGGCGGGGATGGTGGAGATTGACCCGGTGCTGGCGGCGAAGTGCCACATCCAGCATCACATCAAGAAGATCACGTACCGGCCGACGGGCGCGTTCCTGAAGGTGAAGAGCTTTTCGCCCAACGTGGTCACGGGCTCGAAGCCGGCCGGGGTGCTGATCGACGAGCTGCACGTCATCGGCGAGATGAACAACGCGGACCGGGTGCTGGGCCAGCTGCGCGGCGGGCTGGTCTCCCAGCCCGAATCGTTCATGGTGAACATCACCACGCAGTCGGAGCGCCCGCCGGCCGGGGTGTTCAAGGCTGAGCTGATGAAGGCCCGCAAGGTGCGCGATGGCACGCTGCGCGCGTCTATTCTGCCGATCCTGTACGAGTTTCCGGATGGGGTCGACTGGCGAGACGCGGCGAACTGGTGGATGGTCACGCCGAATCGTGGCAAGTCGATCACGGTGGAGCGGTTGATTCCAGACTTTCACCAGGCGGAGTCGGCCGGCGAAGAGGAGTTGCGGCGCTGGGCCTCGCAGCACCTGAACATCGAGATCGGCCTGGCGCTGAAGTGTGACCGCTGGGCCGGCGCGGATTTCTGGGAACAGCAGGCCGCAGTGGTGTCGCTGCAGACCGTCCTCGCCGAGTGCGAGGTGGTGACGATCGGGATCGACGGCGGCGGGCTTGATGACCTGCTTGGCCTGGCCGTGATGGGTCGCAAGCGCGACTCGCACGAGTGGTTGTGCTGGACCCATGCGTGGGCGCACCCGAGCGTGATGGAGCGGCGCAAGTCCGAGGCGTCGCGGTTCCAGGACTTTGCGCGCGACGGCAATCTCACGCTGGTGACGCAGATCGGCGATGACGTGGAAGAGGTCGCAGGGATCTGCGCCGAGGTCGAACAGTCGGGATTGCTGGACAAGATCGGCGTCGACCCGCACGGGCTGGGCGGGATCATCGAAGCGATCCATGACGCGGAGGTGCCGCCTGAGAAGATCGTCGGCATCTCGCAGGGCTGGAAGCTCACCGGGGCGATCAAGACAGCGGAACGCAAGCTCGCCGAAGGGGCGTTGATTCACGGAGGGCAACCGATGATGAACTGGTGCGTCGGTAACGCCAAGGTCGAGCCGAGGGGTAACGCCATCACGATCACGAAGCAGGCCGCGGGATTCGCGAAGATCGACCCGCTGATGGCGGTTTTCAACGCGGTGTCGCTGATGGCGTTGAATCCGGCGGCGGCAGGCGGGCAGTTCGACGATTTCGCATTCAACCCGCTGGTACTTTGAGGCGCCAATGGCCATATGGAAGACTGTATCCGGCTGGTTTGGCCTGGGGCAGAACGCGCTCAGTGATCGCGAAGGGGACCAGGTAACCACGCCGGCCGCTCCGTTGGTCGCCGGGGTTGAGAACGTCAAGGTCGACGGCGCGCTCCAGCTGTCGGCGGTATGGTCCTGCGTAGATCGTCGCGCCAACGTGGTGGCTTCGTTGCCGCTGTTCACCTATCGGAATATCGGCAACGGCCAGAAAGAGCTGGCCCGTACCGCGCGGCTTTACCAGATCCTGCACGACGCGCCCAACGAGCGCATGACGCCGATGGATTTCTGGCGCGTCATGATGCTGAACCATGATCTGCGCGGGAACGCCTACGCCCGGATAGATCGCGACCCGGCAACCGGGGAGGCGCTGCGGTTGTGGCCGATGGCGGCGGACCAGGTGAGGGTGGTCGCGCTGGATGATGGCGCGCTCACATACCTGTATCGGATTGGCGATGACTTGGCCGCCCTGGCTGAAGAGAACGTGCTGCATCTGCGCAACCTGGGCAATGGCACCGTCGGGTTTGCAAAGCTCGACTTCATGCGCGTGACAACCGACGAGATGTACAAGGCGCAGCAGTCGGCGGCGAAGATATTCGGCAGCGGGGGAAAGCCTACCGGCGTCCTGATGGTCGACCGCGTGCTGCGCAAAGAGCAGCGCGACGCGATCCGCGCGGCCTTCGCGGAGATGTCGAGCGTCACCAGTACGGGCCGGCTGTTCGTGCTCGAGGCGCAGATGGAATACAAGCAGCTCGGCATCTCGCCGGAAGATCAGCAACTGCTGGAGTCGCGCAAGTTCGGGGTCGAGGAGATCTGCCGCTGGTTTGACGTGCCGCCAGTTCTCGCCCACCACTCGAACGTGACCACCTGGGGCAGTGGCGTCGAGCAGATCATGGACGGCTGGTACAAGCTGTCGGTGCGTCCGATGCTGGTGTCCATCGAACAGGCACTGCGCAAGCGGGTGCTGACCGCGGCGCAGCGCGCCAGCATGACGGTCGAATTCTCGTTCGACGCCCTGCTGCGCGGCAACGCCAAGGATCGCGCCGAGCTGTACGCCAAGAATGTGCAGAACGGCATCATGACGCGCAACGAGTGCCGGCAGCTGGAAAACCTGCCGCCGGTCACGGGCGCCGACGCGCTCACCGCGCAGACGAACCTGGCACCTGTGGAGATGCTGGGCAAGATTCAATCGACTGGAGGCGCAGCGAATGCTGGTACGCAAGACACTACAGCTCAGTGATGTAGAGCTGAAGCTGGACGATTCCGGCGAAGGCAAGTTCGCCGGCTATGCCTCCGTGTTCGGCGGGGTCGACAGCTACGGCGATACGATCCTGAAGGGAGCGTTCGAGTACACCCTGAAGAACAACGGCAAGCCGAAGATGTTCTACAACCACGAGTGGGACATGCCAGTCGGCAAGTGGACCGTCGCGAAGGAAGACGATCATGGATTGTGGGTAGAGGGCGAGCTCACGCCGCGCCTGACGCTGGCCGGCGATGTGAAGGCCGCGCTCGAGCACGGCACGCTCGACGGCCTGTCGATCGGCGGCTACCTCAAGAAAGGCGACTACGACGAGACGGAAACCGGACGAGTCATTCGCCGCTGGTCAAATCTCGCGGAGATCAGCCCGGTGGTGTTCCCGGCGGATTCCGCTGCGCGCATCGACCTGTCATCGGTGAAGTCCATCGACTTTGAATCGCTGCTGCCAGAGTGCAACAGCGAACGCGATATTGAACGGCTGCTGCGGGATGCAGGGCTGGGCAAGTGGGAGGCTATGGCGACGGTCTCCCGCATGAAGGCGATCCTCGCGGGGCGGGATGCTCCCGACGAGGCAGCCAGCATGAAGGCGCTTCTCGATCGGTTGACCCGATTGGCAAGCTGAGTCGCGCATTCCGCAAAAGCGCCGCCTACGGGCGGTTTTTTCGTTTAAGGAGACTCTGTTATGAGTATCGAAGCTGTGATGAAAACTCTGGACTCTCTGGAGTCCAAGATCGGCGCAATGTCGGCAAAGGCTGACGGCGAGATGAAAGAGCTTGGCGCGGTGTCTGCTGACACCAAGGCCGCGCTCGACACCCTCGGCACGCAGCAGCGCGAGCTGGCCGACCGCATGCTCAGCCTGGAGCAGCGCGGCTTTGCCGGCGACAAGCACGAGCCGGCGGGCGACGAGTCATGGGGTGCCCAGATCGTCAAGAGTGCGGCGTTTGGCGACTTCGCTGGTGGTCGCACTCAAAAGGCGCGGGTCGAGGTGAAGAACACCCTGACGGGTGCCGACGCCAACGTGGCGCCAGACCGCAAGCCGGGGATTGTGGCGGGCGCCTTCCAGACGCTCACTATCGAATCGCTGCTGAACAGCACCACCACTACCAGCAACGCGGTGGAGTTCACGAAGGAAAACGCATTCACGAACTCTGCGGCGGAAGTGGCGGAAGGGGTAGCCAAGGCGGAATCGGCGCTCACCTGGACGCTGGTCAACATGCCTATCAGCACCGTGGCGCACTGGATCAAGATCAGTCGCCAGCTGGCAATGGACAACACCGCGCTCGCGGCCTACGTCAACAACCGCATGCGCTACGGTGTGCAGCGCAAGGTCGAGACGCAGCTCTGCGCAGGCGATGGCGTGGCGCCCAACATCAGCGGCATCTTTGACGCCGGCAACTTCACGGCGCACGGCTACGCAGCCGCGAACCTGGGGGCGACCCTGCCGAAGCTGGTGCTGATCCGCAAGATGATCGCGGACAGTTGGGCTGCTGGCTGGCCGGCGGACGCGATCCTGATGAACCCGGCGGACTTCGCCACTATCGAGATCGAACTGCTCACCACGACAAGCAACGCGGTGCGCGTGAACGTCGACGGAAACGGCGTCATGCGCCTGTGGGGCGTGCCGGTGGTCCAGTCGGTTGGCGTGACTGCCGACAACATCGCGGTCGGTGCGTTCAGCCAGGCTTACACCATCTACAACCGCGAGGGCGTGGTGGTCGAGCTGAGCGAGTCCGACAGCGACAACTTCACGAAAAACCTGATCACGATCCGTGCCGAGCGCCGCCTGGCTCTCGCGACGGAAGTGCCCGGCGCTGTTCGTGCAGGCGACCTGACCCCGGCCTGATCTCTGACGGGGAAATGACGGGCGGGGGCAGCAATGCCCCCGTCTCGTTTTCACGACACTGGAGCCGACATGGTTCAAATCAAATTCACCACGCTGGGCGCGAATTCAGCCATCGGGGCGTTTGGCCCTGGGGATCTGATGCGCTGCAGCGAGGCGCTTGCTCGCCATCTGGTTGAGGAAGTGAAGTGCGCAGTCTACGTGACAGCGCAAGCGAAGGATGATGCCGACGATCATCCGCGCCGCAACCGGCGCCGGGGTGGGGCATGAGCCTCATCTCCCTCTACATCGCCAAGCAGGATCTGCGCGTCGATCACGACGACGAGGACGCCCGGATTGCGCGCATCCTGCTGGCTGCCGAGCTTACGGCGGTCCAGTACCTGAACCGCAACGTCTACGCGGACCAGGACGCGCTGGATGCGGCGATAGCGGCAGCGCCTGCCACACTCACCGCCGCGACGGCGACCTATGACGCCGCTGTGGCTGTGGCCGAAGCGATGGAAGATGAGACCGAGGCGGCGATCGCGCTCGAGGCGGCCGAGCGCGCCTATGCCAAGGCGCAGAACGAAGCGCGGGCCACGCACAACGGGATGGTCATAAACGAGGCGGTTTCGCAGGCAATTCGATATCACGTAGTGCATATGTTCGATCAAGGCAGCTCTGTTGATTCGCCGCCTGGATGGGAGATGATGCTGCATCCCTACCGGATCTACGCGCTGTGAAAGCCGGCGACCTGCGCCACCGCGTCACCATCGAGCGCCCGGGCGCGACCGTTGACGACTTCGGCCAGCCAGTCCCGAGCGGGTGGGTAGAGGTCGCCTCGGTGTGGGCCAACATCAAGCCCATCGGCGGGCGCGAGAAGCTGCGCGCAGGGGCTGTCGAGTCCACGCTGTCGCATACCGTGCTCGTGCGCTACCAGTCGGGCCTGCTGCCGGTGATCGGCGCCGACGCCTGGCGGATCAACTACGGCGGCCGATTGCTGGCGATCCACTCCGCGATGGTCGTCGAGGAGCGCGGCCAGTGGATCATCTTCGATTGCACGGAGGGCGCTCTGCATGGTGGAGGCTAAGAGCGGCCGTATTGCGGTATCGGGGTTGGCCGAGCTGAAAAAGGCGCTCGAAGGGTTGCCCGCAAAGATCGAGGGCAACGTGATGCGCGGCGCCCTACGCGCTGGCGCTGCCGTGTTTCGCGATGCGGCCAAGCGGGGCGCGCCCGAGGATAGCGGGGCGCTCAGGAAGTCCATCCGTATTGTGTCGCGCCGGCAAAAGCGTGGAACTGGCTGGATCAACATCGACATCAAGGCCGGCGACAATCGGGGGGTGTGGTACGCGCACCTGATCGAGTTTGGCACCGCGAGCTTCTACACCGGGACCGGGCAGTCGATCCGAAAGCCGTACATTATCCGGGGCAAGCTCGGCGATGGCCAGGCCGGCTACGGGAACAAGAAGCGCGGCCACGCCAGGTTTTCTGAGGTTGGCGACGAGGCGCTCGCCACGCAAAAACGCAACGCTCTGAGATTTGGCGACACGTTCGTCGGGCAGGTCACGCACCCTGGCATCAAGCCGACCCCGTTCATGCGCCAGACATTCGACAGCTCGGCGAACCAGATGGCGGCCATCGAGGCGACGGCGGCCTATATCCGGCGCCGGCTGCCCAAAGAGATCGCGAAGGCGGGCCTATGAGCGCGGAGAGCATCGTTGCCTCTTTGCTCGGTCACGCCACGATCACGGCGCTGGTCGGGGCCCGCCGGGCGCTGGGCCAGTTGCCCACGAACACCGCCATGCCCGCGCTGGTCTACACCGTGATCGACTGCGTGCCCGAGCCGAAGATCGCCTATCAGCTCGGCGGCAACCGCGCCCGGGCCCGGGTACAGATCAACCCGCTGGCCGGCACCATTGCCGAGGTGAAGGCGATCGGCACGGCCGTGCAGGGCGTGATGGATTTCCTGCACGCGCAGACCGTCGCGACGAAGACCGTCGTCAGTTGCCGGCGCGATCTGATCGGCCGCATGGACAAGGACGACGAAGCCGGCATCTGGACGCAGCCGACCGATTACATCCTGCTTTTCGTGGAGTGATCCGCACCCGATTCCGGCCCCCGGCTGGATAGTTGAGCCCCCGCCCATGCGGGGTTTTTAGTTTCTGAAGGAAGGAAAATCCTATGACAGTCGCAACCTCCGCCGGGACCACCATTCACATCTCGGCATCGGCCCCCGCCACCTTCGATTCGGCCGGCTACAACGCGATGACCTGGACCACGGCCATCGGCGAGGTCACGGATCTCGGCGAGTTCGGGCGCGAATATGCGCTCGTGACCCACAACCCGGTAGGGTCTCGCGGCACCCGCAAGTTCAAGGGCAGCTTCAACCAGGGGACGATGACCCTGCAGATCGGGCTGGACACGGACGATGCGGGCCAGGTGATCGCCAAGGCCGCGAGCCTGTCCGACAACGACTACTCGTTCAAGGTCACCACGCAGAACGGCGACAAATACTACTTCCAGGCAAAGGTCATGAGCTGGAAGGTTGGTGTCGGTTCCGTGGATTCCATCACCACCGCCACTTGCGTCCTCGAGCTGACCACCACCTCGGCGGGTGTTGGTGTGGTTGAAGTCCTCGCCGCTTAATCCAAGGAGCATCACATGACCGTAGCAACTTCCGCCGGAACCGTCCTGAAGATTTCGGCCGGCACGCCGGGCACGTTCAACGTCGCAGGCTATGAGGCGCTGACCTGGACCACTGTCGGCGAGGTGACGGACCTCGGCGAGTTTGGTCGAGAATACGCGCTGGTCACGCACAACCCCGTGGGGTCGCGTGGCACCCGGAAATACAAGGGCTCCTACAACGAAGGCGCGATGACGCTCCAGTTGGGCCTCGATACCGATGATGCCGGGCAGATTCTTGCCAAGGCCGCGAGCCTGTCGGATAGCGATTACTCGGTGTCCGTGACCACGCAGAACGGCGACGTCTACTACATGCAGGCCAAGGTCATGTCGTGGAAGGTCGGCGTCGGCTCGGTCGACTCGATCACCACCGCGACCTGCGTTCTCGAAATCACTACCACGTCGACCGGCGTCGGTGTGGTCGAAGACATCAACTGATTGAATGCCTGACAAGGCGAAACGCGCACCGAGTCGCCGCCCGTCTGACCTTTCGCGGGGTCAGCGGGTGGCGGCCACGGGCACTGAAAACCCCGCGAAAGGAGCGAAACCCATGTTTGATATCAGCACGCTTGCCGTCAAGGAAACCGCCATCGTCGAGCTGGAAAGCCCGGACGGCGAGCCGTTGACGAACGACACCGGCGAGCCCATCACCATCACGGTCTACGGGCCTGGCTCGAAGCGGTTTCAGGATGCGCAGGGCACGCGCAACACGGCCTTGCTTGAGTACTTCCGCAAGGGCGGCAAGAAAAAGGGCTACGAACAGCGAGTGCTCGACGCCGAATTTCTGGCTAGCTGCACCGTCTCGTTCAACAACTTTTCGTACAAGGATTTCTCCGGTCATGAGATGTTCAAGGCCGCTTACCTGGACGCATCCATCGGCTTCATCTCCGAGCAGGTGAACAAGGCCATCGGTGACTGGGCAAATTTTACGAAGGCGTCCGACAAGACCTGACCCTGTTCGCCAAGCAGCTGGCGTGGCTGCACTCCACGCCCACGGCGAAGGGCGTGGCTGATCAGTCGCAGCGGCAGACCAGGGGCGAGAAGATCGAGGCGAACGGGGGTCGGCCGCTTTTCCCGGACATCGGGGAGGCGGCTTACCTTGTTTCCTACTGGCGAGACATCGGGATCGTTTCTGCCGGTGGCATGGCGGCGCAGCCGCTGACCTCTGTCGAGGTGATGGCGTGGCAGCAAGGTTCCGGCATATCGCTGACCCCGTGGGAGTTCGCGACGATCCGGGACATGTCGCGGGGATATCTCGAGCAATCGAAGATCAGCGATAAGCCCGAGTGCCCGCCGCCCTACGGCAACCCTGTCAACGAGTTCGACCGCAAGGTCGTGAGCAAGAAAGTCACCAACGCCTTCCAGGCATTCATGCAGGCTAAACGGAGCAGCGTCTGATGGCGGCCATCGGGACATTGACTATCGAAATGGCGGCGAACGTCGCGCGGCTCGCGCAGGACATGCAAAAGGTCTGGTCAACGGTCGACGGCACGATGAATAAGATCAAGGCCGCGGCGAAAATGGGCCTTGCCGCGCTCGGTGCCGGCGTATCCGTCGCTGGCATCACGGCCTTCGTGAAGTCCGCCATCAACGCCGCCGACGAGATGAGCAAGCTGAGCCAGAAAACCGGCGTGGCGGTCAAGGATCTGGCGGGCCTGCAGTTGGCCTACCAGCAGTCGGGCATCCAGGCGGGTGCATTGCAGACCAGCATGGCGAAGCTCGCGCAGGGGATGGCGAAGGGCAACGACGCGTTCGCCGCCATGCAGCTGTCGACAAAGAATGCCGACGGATCACTGAAGAGCACCCGCGACATGCTCGGCGAGGTGGCCGACAAGTTCGCCAGCTATCAGGACGGGGCCGAGAAAACCGCGCTTGCCATGCAGCTGTTCGGAAAGGCAGGCGCGGACATGATCCCGCTGTTGAGCGGTGGCGCGGCGGGGCTGGCCGAGTTCGACGCGATGGCGCAGCAGCTGGGCCTCACGATGGACGAAGCCACGGCGAAGAGCGCCGAGAAGTTCAACGACACGCTGGATCTTGTGAGCATGGGCGTGTCTGGGGTGGGCACGCAGATAGCGGCTCAGTTGCTGCCAACCCTGACCGGGCTGGCGGGTGAATTCCTGACCACCATGACCAGCGGGGACAAGCTGAAGAGCACGGCGGAATTCCTGGCCACGGCGTTGAAGGGTCTGTACGTCGCGGGGCTCGCGGTGGTCGAGGCGTTCAAGACCGTGGGCACCACGCTGGGCGGCGTGTTCGCGGCGATCGGTGCGGCGATCTCTGGCGACTTCGCGGGCGCGAAAGCGATCCTCAGTGAGCTGAAGACCGACATCGGCACGAGCTGGATCAAGACGCTCGACCAGGCAAAAGCCGCATGGGACACCACCGGCAATGCAGCCGTCGAGGCGATGGTCGCCACCTCGGCCGCGGCGAAGGGTGCCGCGCCGAATGTGCAGGACGTGGCCGACCAGGCGAAGGCCACGGAAAAAGCGATGGTTGCCGCGGGCAAGGCGCTGGACAAATACTTCGAGGCGGAAGCCAAGGCCGAAGAGGTGCGCACCAAAACCCTCGGCACCACGCGGGCGCAGGTGGATGCGCTGCAGCGCCAGGTGGAAGCGGTCAAGAAGGGCGAGGCCGCCACGGAATCGCTGAACCGCCAGCTGCATATCGAGAATGCGCTTCGGGAGGATGCCGCGCAGAAACTCCTTCCGCACCAGCGCGAGGAATACGCGAAGCTGATCGGGCAGCAATACGACCTGCAGGCCGCGCTGGACGCCGCCGAGGAAGCGCAGAAGACCGCATCGGCCGAGGCGACGAAAGCCGCTGAAGCAATGGCCACGGCCTACAACCGCGCGATCGAGCGCGTGCGCGATGGGGTGGGAGATTTCTTCGTCAGCATCATCCGCGACGGCAAGGCGTCATTCGACACGCTGCTCGATTTCTTCAAGCAGATGCTCGCCGAGATGATCGCGACCGCAGCGGCGAACAAGGTGCTGATCGGCATGGGCCTGATGAGCGGTTCGGCTGCAGCGTCTGCGGGCGGTGGGGCATCCAGTGCCGCCTCCACGGCCAGCAGCCTGTCGGGGATTGGCAGCACCGTGGCGAACCTGGGCGGCTCCGTGCTCAGCGGGCTGGGCGCGCTGTCCAAGCTCGGCGGGACGATGGCGATGGTGTCCAGCAAGGTCGGCATGACCCTCGTCACGGCGGGGGATGCGATCGCTGGCGCCTTCGGGGCTTCCGGCCTGTCTGCCGGCATGGCGGCCGGCATCGGCACGGCGGGCATCGGTTTGGCCGTCGCGGCGGCGGTGTATGCCGTCAGCAAGATGATGCCCGAGAAGCAAGCCAAGTGGGGCGCCCTCGGCGTCACGACCGGCACCGGCTACAACAGCATCGTCGATACCATGACCGGCGCATCGGGCCTCACGCTGTCGGCCATCGCCAATCGCACGAGCACCGAAGACGCGAAGGAGATGCTGCAGGCGTTTGGCAGCATGGACTCGGCGCTGACGCAGATCGCCGCGGCGATGGGCGTGCAGGTCAACCTCAGCGGCCAGACCCTCGGTGGGAAGTCGCTGCGCGTGGACGGGCAGGGCGTCGGCGATGCGTTCGGGATCTCCGGGCGGCTCGACAAGCTCGACGCCAGCACGCTGAAGAACGCCCCGGACCAGTTCGTCCGCGCGTGGCTGGATGCCACCGCCGACAGCTTCGACGCGCAGATCCGCCCGTTCATCTTGCGCATCGGTGGCACGGCCGAGGAGATGCTGGCGCAGTTCGCCCAGATCGCCGAGATCCAGGGCATCTACAAGACGAGCACGGACACGCTCAAGGCGCTACTTGAGACGGACACCATCGGCGCGGTGCAGCAGCAGATCGAGGCGGCGAACCGCTCGCTGTACCAGGTGTGGAGCGACCAGGGCGATGCGATCGTCAAGTTCAGCACCGAGCTTGCCGACGCCGAGGACTACGCCGAGCTCACCAGCATGGTGCAGCAGCGCTACGCCACCGAGATCGCGCTGATCGGCCAGGTGATGGGCGCGCTGCAGCAGATCGACGGGATATTTGCCGGGACGATCGAGGGCATCCGCCTCGACCTGATGAGCGACAACGGGCAGCGGTATTCGTACTTCGAGCAGCAGATCGAGACGCTCGCCGCCTCCATCGGCAGCCTGACCGATGCCGGTGCGATCATCGACACGCTGAAGCAGATCGACGCGCTGGCGGGCCGCTCGTATGGCCTGCTCGATGACCAGGGCAAGGCGGCGAACGGGCAGGACATCATCGGTTTCCTCGACCAGGTGCAGGCCGATGCGGACGCGCGGCTGAACGTGCTGCTGTCGAGCGTCAGCGCCGACAAGGCCAACGAGGCCGGCACGGTCGCGAACGCCATCCAGACCTCGCTCGACGCGGCCTCCGCGAAGATGGTGACGCAGCTCGAGGCCGTGTTCACGAAGCAGCAGGCTGCCGCCGACACGCTCGCCGGGGCCGCGAACAACTTCGCGGGCTGGGTCAACTACCTGCCTGGGTCGATCAACGTCACGCTGCAGACGGCGGAGGTGGGCTGATGCCTCGCACGCTGCCCGGCAGTCTCGGCACGGCCATCACGCAGCCCGTCACCGCGCCCGGCTACCTGATCGCGCTGGGCTTTCCGATCCCGTTGCGCTACTCGACGACCTCGACCCTCACATGGGATTCGCTGGTGTGGACCGCAGCGGGCGCGGAGGTGCTGGCGGTCTCGGCGACTGACGCGCGGATCAGCCTGCGCAACCACGACAACGCGATCAGCGCGCTGGTGCTGGGCAATCAACTGCATCGGGTCACCTGCGCCGTGTGGCAGATCTACGGCAGCGATGCCGTGGCGCTGTTCGACGGGATGGTCGACGAGGCCGCCATCGGCCCGCGCGTGGTGCTGAGCGCCATTGCCCAAAGCCGGGGCGTGATGGTGCCGACCGACTTCATCGCCCCGCCCACCTTCAATCATTTGACGCCGCCCGGCACGCCGATCGTGTGGGGCACCAATACCATCTACCTGGAGTCGGACGCGGGATAATGGCGGCATACCCCAACACCGAATACAGCACCGCCTCGCGCGTCACGCCGCGGTCGGCGCTCGCGATGGATGTCGCCAGCGACGGCACCGTGCGCGGGCGCGTGGTCTCCACGGGCGAGGTCTACGACCTGACGCTCGTGCATGATTTCCTGCTCGAGGCCGATGCGCAGACCCTCGAGACGTTCTACGGCAGCAACCGCACCGCACAGGTCGATGTGACGTGGCGCGGCGACACGTACAACGCTTATTTTGCGAGCAAGCCCACCGTCGAGCCGGCGGGCGGGCTGTACTGGAAGGTCACCAGCACGCTGATCGGTCGCCTGTCCGATGGCAGCTGATTACCCGAGCTTCCCATCCTCATCTGGCGCGCTGATCCCCGGCACGCTGGAGTGGTTGCGCGATCGGGCGCGACGGGCGTTTGGCAGTAGCAACAGTAGCAAGCCGCGGAATCCGCCGTCTGCCACTGCGACCTACCCGAGCCGCGCCACCATCCAGTCCGTCGCGCCGCGCGAGTACCGCCAGGCGCTGGCCGGCGAGGGCTCGATCATCCCCGAGCTGTACGGGCGCGTCCGTGTTCCCGCGCGCGTGGCCACGGTGCTGAAGTCCGGCTCCTCCCTGCTGATGCTGTGCGTGTGGGGCAAGGGCGAGATTCAGGCGGTGGATTCGATCCGCATCGAGAACGCCCTGTTCACCGGCACCGCCACGCACTACCTCGGCACCACGGGGCAGACCGCGAACGCCGCGCTGGCTGCGGCCATCCCCGGCTACGCCGACACGCTGGCGGGCATTGCCTACAGTGTGCTGAAGATCACCAGCGCGGACCAGCTCGGCAAGTCGGTCATCGGCGAGATTCGCGGGCGGCTGGTCTACGACCCGCGCACCACCACCACGGTCTACAGCACGAACCCGGCGTTGGCCCTGGCGGATTTCATCGACCGGCACACGCGCCACACGATGGACTGGGCCTCGGTCGAGGACGCGGCGGATGCCTGCGACGACCTCATGACCAGTGGAGCCAAGCGGCGCGAGATCGGGCTGGCGATGACCAGTCGGGCCAGCGTCTACACCTGGGCCGAGACGCTGCGCGAGTACGCCGGCTGCCTGATCGACTGGAGCGGGGACGCGGTGCGCCTGGTGCCGCTGATCGCACGCGCGACGGATCACGCGATCACCGCCGGGCTGATCCAGACCATCGCCCCGGTGAAGCGCGGGATGGATCAACTGCCCAACCGGGTCACCGTCACCTATACGGACACCAGCGCGGATGAGTGGCGCAAGGGCACGGCCCGCACGCCATACCCCACGGGCGAGGAGCTGCGCGAGCAGACCATCGACCTGCCCGGCATCCAGTCCTACGCGCAGGCGTACCGGCAGGCAATGGAGCGGTGCAACCATTACGCGCTGTGCGACCTGTCGGCCACGCTGGACGTCTTCGACGAGGGGCTGGAGATCGCGGTGGGCGACGTGATCACGGTCACGCACGACATCGGCCTGACGGCCAAGCCGATGCGCGTGTTGTCGGCCGAGACCACCAGCCCCGGCCGCTGGCGCATCGCGGCGGATGAGTACGACCCGGCGGTCTACAGCGATGCCGAGCCCAACGGCCCGACTTTCAGCGACACCGATCTGCCCGCGCCCGGCGTGCCGGATGCGCCGGCCTCGATCACGCTGAGCGAAAGCGTCTACCAGCTCCAGAACGGGGACTACGCGGCGCGGATCTCGATCGCGTGGCCTGCCGTGGCCGATCCCTACATCGGCGGCTACCGGGTCAAGGTGACCGGGCCGGCCGGGCTGGTGTTCACCGCCGAGACGGCGAGCCTGTCGATCCTCACGCCGCAGTTGCAGGAGCTGGTCGCCTACACCGTCGAGGTGCGCGCGTTCAACCTGGTGGCCGAGAGCGCCGGCACGTTCGACGTCATCACGCTCGCCGGTAAGTACACCGTGCCCGATGGTCCGGCGTCGATCTCGGGCTACGAAGTGGCCAGCGAGGTGCGGCTGTTCTGGCCGGCGGATACCAGCGACTTCGACATCCGCCGCTACGAGATCCGCTACGGCACCACAGCGGGAAGCTGGGCGACGGCTGACGTGCTGGATCAGGTCGACGCGCTGACTTACACCACCCGCGCGATCCCGGCCGGCACCTGGCGCTTCTACGTCAACTCGATCGACTCGATCGGCCAGTATGGCACCACGCCGGCCACGGTCGACATCGAGGTGACGCTGGATGATTCGGCGTACCTCGCGCACTCCGAGGACTGCACAAGCGGCACGCCGACGCTGACGTATTCGGCGGTGGAAGAAGTGCGCGGATCGGGCGTGACGACCTTCTACAGCGACGGCGGCGATACGTGGGCGACGATGTTCGGCGGCGCGGCCATGTCGACGTTCACGAATTCGATGGCGAGCTACCAGACGGCGGCCGGCACGTCAGAATGGATCTCGGCGGCGGTCGCCGTGGGCGCCTCCACGACCGGCGACTGGCTCGGGACGGTGACCTACACCGACCACAACGGCACGGCGACAGCGCAGCTCGGTCTCAGCGCCGACAACGTGACCTACACCTGGGGCAACCTCAGCCAGCGCGGCACGGCGCGCTACGCGAAGATTCGCGTGCAGTCGACCGGCATCTTCAGCGTGCGAGTGCCGGGCCCGAACATCCAGCTCCGGGTCATCGCGCGGGAGACGAACGGCAGCGGCACCAGCTCGGCATCCGGCGTGGTGACGGTCAGCACCGGGGTGCCCTGCTCGGCATTCAAGATGATCACGATCGTGCCGAATTCCGACAGCCAGTACACCTGGTCGGTCAGCAACCAGGTAACCGGCGCCACGCCGAGCTTTGATGTCTCGATCCGAAACACGGCTGGTAGCCGGGTCGCGGTCGCATTCCTTTGGGCTACCAGGACGGTTTGATCTATGGCCTACACGCAGTACGACGACGCCAAGCCGGTAGGGACCGACAACGGCAACACCGCCATCACCAGCATGCGCACGAACATGATGGCGCTGCGCGATGCCGTGATATCCGGGCTGATGGTCGGATGGGATTTCACCGCGACGGCAGGGACCGGCACGGCGCAGCAGCCGCAGTATCTGTACTACCACAAGAACGGGGCCAGCACGGAGCGCATCCGCGTGACATGCACCTACGGCACGACGGGCGGCTCAGCAGGCAACCTCACTGTGGCCGTGCTGCACTACACCGCCGATGATGACCCGCTGGGCTCGGCGACGTGGGATTTGATGGGCACGTTCACGACGACGTATGACAGTAGCGGCAATCCGACAAGCGGGGCATGGTCATGAGCATCTTTCTCAACGGCGTACCGGGGCGCCTGAAAACCCTGATTGACCGGCTGGTGCCGAGCGGGTCGGCGGAAACCCTGACGGATACCCGGCTGGCGAATCTGGACGACCTCGACGCCGCGGTGAGCACCCGCGCGCCGTCGAGCACGGCGCTGAGCACGGCGACGTGGACGCCCACGAAGGCCGGCTATCTGGACGCTGCCATCAGCAGTGTGCGGATGAAGGGCCAGGTCAACCTCGTGCGCGACACGTCCGTCACCACGGACACCCTCGGCGGCTTCGCGAGCGAGATGGAAGGATACGGCGCGGCCTACACCGCCGGGGCGCTATCGGCCGGCGTCTACTCCGAGCTGCTGAGCGTGACTGCTGCCGGGTGGCTGTATCTGGTGGTCACCTATCGCGAGTCGAGCTTCAGCTCCGGCACGCTGTCCACCCGCATCACGATAGACGGCGACGTGTGGGACGTGGTGACGGACTCGGGCGGCACAACGGCACTGACGGGGCACGTCGCGCTCGGCGTGCTCTCTGCCGGCGCAACGATGATCATCCCGATGGCGATGCGGTTCGATACCTCGATGAAGGTCGAGATCGCGAGCAGCGTGGGGCAGACGGCCAGCAAGGCCACCGCCCGCATCCTCTACTCATTGGATACCTGATCATGGCTGGATACTGGCAGGACATCATCAAGAACGGCGTGACGGTCGGCAGGTATTGGGCAGGGGAGACGCCAGAACCGCCGCAGGTGCGCAGGGTATCCCGGCTGGCATTCCGCAACCGATTCACGGACGCCGAGAAGCTCGCGCTCTACACGGCGGCGGAATCGAGCGTTCAACTGCGGGTGTACCTGGACGATCTGGCGGCGGCGGAATTCGTAGACCTCGATTACCCCGCGACCGTGGCAGGGGTGCAGGCGCTAGAGCAGGCCGGGATCATCGGGGCTGGGCGGGCGGCTGAGATACTGGGGTGAGGGCGAAAATTACTCCAGCTCCTCGCTGGCATCCCAAATGTATCCAGTGAGAATCGCCTGCGCGTTTCCTTCCCACTGGTAAGCCTCGCTCCGCAGTTGGTCGCGGTATCGAGCCATGCCTGCAACGCCTCAAGGTCAAAGAATGTTTTGCGGTCGACCACCTTGTAGTGGTGGCCGCGCTGGAGTTTGCCCTTGTCGATCATGCCCCGCAACTGGCCGGCCCGCAGGCCGACCTCGCGCGTCACGATGGGGGCGAGTACCCAAGCCACGGCTACACCTCCCCCTCGCCCTTGCGGGCTATAGTCAGGCTGCGCTAGTTCTCATCCGTTCCCTCACGAGTTCGATGCCTGTCTT